GTTAGTGCTTTCCATGAGTTTGCATGGATTGATCCTGCAGGTTACTATTGACGCTAGGAGCGCGGGCAATCGATTGTCGGGATCGATTGGCCTTGGCAAGTCCCACTCTCGCAAGGAGGAGGTGCTCCGAACGCATTAATCAAGCTATACCTCATTCATCCCATCATGTTTTGCATAAACGTAAGTCCTTTAGTAATCTTTGGTTGGTGGACGCCCGCTGGGCATGTTCTTTTCCCGACATTGAGTATAGGAATCATGAGTACCACTAAAGGAGTTTTGATTGGGTGTGCTGTCGGTTTGACCGCCGCAGCATTGCCATACATTGCTAAGAAGTGTTATGATTGGTGGTATGCAGATGATGGGTTTTCCACGGCCAGAGAAGATGCGCGCAGGACTTACAATGAACATTTGGAGAGGGCAGGGGCAAGAGCCCGCGCAGTGATGGCAACTTTGGACGTTATGGATGATCGGCTTGAGCTGGCTGCTATAATGGACGGGGCTGGCGAGGTTAATTTGCCCCTCCATGCCGCGTACCGTTATTCCAGGGAGGTGAGAGCCCGTATGAGTTATCCTGTCCGGAGTAAGGCTAACATGCTTGTTGCTGCTGACCATTTGAGAACATTAATGTCTGAGAGGGATGTTCGCAGCAACGTTGCAGTTACTCTTTTGCCCCTTGCCTTGGAGATGGTGTTTATTAGGGATAAGAGGGAGCTGGAGGCTTCTGCCTTTGCTTCCTTAATGAGGGGAACTTGGAGGGAGGCCATGGAATTGGCCAGTTGATGGTTCCGGCGTCTTGGTATTGGGTGTGAAGCCGTGGTGAAGCTCTCGCATCCCAATATCATAATCAGGAAGATGGGCGGAACAATTAAGCCACGGAGGTTCTTCTCACTGGGAACCTCTGTGTCTGACAACCTTGTATGCTACAATAATACAGTGTCTGTTGCACTCAGAGCTTTGACTGAGAGGTTGTATTACGTTAAGGATGGTAGAGGAGGCTTTGTTGAATGTCCTAAGCCACAGCCTGGAGCTTTTCCAGGATTGCGGCAATACGCCAGACGCATCAAACGCAAGCTAGCAGCACTTCCGACTGTGTGGTCCAGGGAGCAATTCAGGGATCATTACACAGGTCCGAAGTTTAAACGCTACTCGCATGCGGTTGAACGACTGTCTTGTGGTGGAGTTAGTCGAAAGCATGGGTATTTGAAGACATTCATCAAAGCTGAACTTTACAATGCCAGTAGTAAAAATAATCCTTGTCCCAGGCTGATCCAGCCGCGGTCACC